AGCAGCAAGGGCCTGGCCAAGCGCTGGGTGACCCTGTTCGAAGACACCCGTAGGCGTTTCCGTGAGGAGACGGCCGATATCCCGATCGCCAATCGCGCATACCGCCTCCGTGCGCTGGGCAGGATGGTAGAGAAGGCTGAGTCCATGAAGAACATGGCCCTCGCCATCCAGATCCTGGAGCAGGCTGCAAAAGAGGTTGGGGACGTCTACCTGAACCGCAAAGTCGAGCCTGACAAGTCGCTGGATGATGAGATCAAGCGACTGAACATCCAGAAGCTTCAGCGCGAACTGGCAGATCCCGACAAGGATGTGCCGGAGCCCAAGCAAGTAATCATTGGGGTTGAAGATGCAAGCGACCCTGAAGCTGAATAAGCCCCAGTTCGATTTCATCAGCCACCCGAAGAAGTTCTCTGCGTTTGTTGGTGGCTACCGTAGCGGCAAGACATTCGTCGGATGCGTGAGGCTGTGCATCAACGCCCTTGAGCACCCGCGTATCCCGCAGGGCTACTTCGCGCCGACGTACCCGCACATCGCTGACATCTTCTACGACACCATTCCTGTCGTTGCTGAGGCGTTCGGCCTGATTGCGGACATCGTCCCTAGTAACAAGCGCGTGCACCTGAGAGACCGCCGTGGGCGCCTCCTGTCCACCATCATCTGCAAGAGCATGGAGCACCCCCACAAGATCGTGGGCTTCAACATCGCTCATGCCCTGGTGGATGAGATCGACTGCATGCCGATCAAGAAGGCCGACAGCGCCTGGAAGAAGATCATCGCGCGTATGTCGACGGTCTGGCCCAGCCGGGCCGAGAACACCATCGACGTGACCACCACGCCGGAGGGCTTCAACTGGGTATATCGCAAGTTCGTCAAAGAACTGGCCGCAGACCCAGCGCAGAAGGAGTTCTACGGCATTGTGCACGCTTCCACGCGGCAGAACGCCAAGAACCTGCCAAAGGACTACATCCCATCGCTGCGCAGGTCTTACCCGGCCAACCTGGTGGATGCCTACATCGACGGCCTGTTCGTCAACCTGACGTCAGGCAGCGTCTACCCGAACTTCTGCCGACACAAGAACCACACCAACGCCACGATCCGCCCAGGCGAACAGCTTCATGTCGGTATGGACTTCAACATCAACCGGATGGCGGCCACGATTCACGTAATCCGCGACGGTTTGCCCATGCTGCTGGAAGAGGCCACAAGCCTGTTCGATACGCCGGCGATGATCAAAGAACTGAAGCGGCGCTTCCCCGGGCACAGCATCACGGTCTATCCCGATGCCAGTGGCAAGAACCGCAAGAGCGTAAACGGCAGCGAATCCGACCATACGCTGCTTCGGGCCGCAGGCTTCCCTGTGATGGTAAACCCATCCAACCCCGAGGTTAGGGATAGGGTTCTGGCCGTCAACGCCATGTTCCTCAACGGTGATGCTCAGAGGCGCTACCTAGTGAACACCGACAACTGCCCGGTAACCACTGGAGTCCTTGAGCAGCAGGCCTACACCGACAAGGGCGAACCAAACAAGGACGGCACTGAAGACCCGGTCGACGCACTGGGGTACTTCATTGTCCAGCGCTTCCCGATTGCGGGCGGCTACACACTCGCAAACGTGAGCAACCAATGAGCGCATATACCTTCCTCAAGGACAGCCTGCAGAACCTTGTCGCTGGACTGGGAACTGCGCGCGACAAGGCATCCCACTCGCACTACGCGATTCCGGAGATGGACGATCTGCAGCTGCTGAACGCGTTTCGCGGCTCGTGGACTGCGCAGAAGGGCGTCAGCATCCCTGCCATTGATGCGTGCCGTAACTGGCGCAGCTGGCAGGCCAAGAACGAGCAGATCGAGCTTATCGAGGCCGAGGAAGAGCGGCTGAATGTAAAGGGCAAGATCCTTGAGGCGCTGCTGAAGGCCCGCCTGTTCGGCGGTGCGGCGGTGTTCATCGGCACAGGTGACCGCGACACGGCATCTGAACTGAAGCCTGATCGGATCAGGCAGGGCGGCATCAAGTACCTGGCGGTAATGACCCGGCGCCAACTCAGTGCCACGGAAATCGAGCAGGATCCGCAGAGCCCGCGCTACGGGAAGCCAAAGGCCTACCGCTTGCCTGGATCGATGGTGGAGATTCACCCGTCCCGCCTGGTGATCTTTGTCGGCACGCCTCACCCAGACCCTGATCTGGCTGTTGGTACGGCCTTCGGGTGGGGCGACTCGGTTCTGCTCGCTGCGCTGCCAGCCGTGCGTCGCTACGACGAGACCGTGGCCAACGTGGTCAGCCTTGTCTACGAGGCCAAGATTGACGTCATCAACATCCCAAACCTTATGACGAGCATGCAGGACAAGAATTACGAGCGGCAGCTGCTCGAGCGTCTGCGCCTGGCGGCCACGGCCAAGGGCATTAACGGTACGCTGATCCTGGATGGCCAAGAGACCCATACCTCCAAGTCGGCCAGCTTCAGCACGTTGCCTGATGTCATTGCCAAGACGGAGCAGGGCGTGGCCGGGGCATTCGATGTTCCCATCACGCGCATGTTTGGCCAGCCATCGAGCGGCCTTGGCGCGAACGGCGAAGAGAACACCCGCAACTACTACGACAACGTCGCGTCTCGGCAAAAGCTGGATATCAAGCCGGCCATGGGCGTGCTGGACGAGTGTTTGATCCGCTCTGCGCTGGGTGATCGCCCGAAAGAGATTCACTACACCTGGGCGCCGCTCTGGCAGCCAACCGCCAAGGAGCGCGCCGACATCGGCAAGACCACGGCGGACACCATCAAGGTGCTCAAGGACTCTGGCCTGTTCCCAGACGACGCGCTATCGCAAGCATCGGTAAACCTGCTGGTCGAGCAGAGTGTCATGCCTGGGTTGGAGGCGGCCATCAAGAAGTTCGGCGCCGAACTGCCGGACGAGGAAGATTCGGGGATCGACGAGGAGGGTAACAAGACCCCGTCGCGCACTACCTCCCTCGGTGACGCAGCCCCGCGGCCGCTGTACGTGCAGCGCAAGGTCACCAACGGCTCCGACATCCTGGCATGGGCCAAGGCCCAGGGCTTCGAGGCCACCGTGCCGGCCGATGACCTGCACGTCACCATCGCATACAGCAGGCAGGCGCTGGACTGGATGAAGGTTGGCGGCGACTGGGGCAGCCGGCAGGACGGCGGTTTGACCGTCGCCCCGGGCGGTGCGCGCCTGGTCGAGCCGCTGGGTGGAGAAGGCGCAGTCGTACTGCTGTTCAACTCGTCCGAACTGGCCTGGCGACACATGCAGATCCGTGAAGCCGGCGCCTCGTGGGATTACGAGGAGTACCAGCCGCACGTGACCATCACCTACGCCGCTGGCGATCTCGACCTAAGCAAGGTCGAGCCGTACCGCGGGAAGATCGAATTCGGGCCGGAAATCTTCGAAGACCTGTAGCCCTGAGGTAAACCATGATCCTTCAAGACTCTGTCACCGCTTCCAATGTGCGGCGGACGGCTGACGGCTACCTGGTGGCCGAGGCCCGAGTCGCTCGCACCGGCATCCAGGACTACCTGGGCGCCGAGATCGACCCGGACAACGAGCACGGCCTGCGCGACAAGCCGATCGTCAAGGTATACCGGCCGGAGAGCTCGGTATTCCACAAGGACGCCATGCAGTCCTACGCCTACCGGCCCATGACCAACGGCCACCCGGGCGGCGAGGGCGTCAACGCCAAGAACTGGAAAGACCACGCCATCGGCCATACCGGCGGTGAGGTGATTCGCGACGGCGAGTTCGTCAAGGTTCCTCTGGTGCTGATGGACGCCAAGGCCATCGATGACTACGAGGCAGGCAAGCGCGAACTGTCCATGGGGTATGGCGCAGAAGTGGTGTTCCAGGACGGCCATACCCCTCAGGGCGAGTACTTCGACGTCTACCTCGGCCCCGCAAAAATGAATCACCTCAGCCTGGAGCATCGTGCTCGGGGCGGCGAGAAGCTTCGTATCGGTGACAAGCAACCAACCCCAACAGGAGGCCATGACATGGCTGATGCACTCCGTAAATTCCTTGTCGATGGCATTTCCATTGATGTCACCGAGCAAGGAGCCCAAGCCCTCGAGAAGCTGACCAAGCAGCTGGCCGACGCGGGCATCAACGTACAGCAGCTGAAGGACGCCCACGCTACGGCGCTGGCAGCGAAGGATAACGAGCTGGCCAAGAAGGACGCCGAGATCGACGGCCTTAAGTCCAAGCAGCTGAGCGACGCCGACATCGACAAGCGCGTCCAGGCTCGTGCCGACCTGATCACCAAGGCCAAGTCCATCGCCGATGCCGACTACACCGGCAAGGGCGACGCCGAGATCCGCAAGGCCGTGGTCATCGCCAAGCTGGGCGACGCCGCCATCGCGGGAAAGACCGAGGCCTACATCGACGCTCGCTTCGACCTTCTGGTCGAGGACGCCGCTAAGAACCCGGCTGGCGACCCTTTCCGCCAGCACATGATCCAGCAGGACAGCAAGACCACTGGCGACGACGCTGAAAAGGCTCGCCTGCAGATGATCGCTGACATGCAAACCGCCCACCGCCCGGCCCAGGCCTAAGGAGAACCAGCAATGGCTACCTACCAAACCACTTACGGCGACCGCCCGGCCAAAGGTCTCGTCGGCCAGATCGCCAGCGAGGAGAAGTGCAACAAGATCTCCCGCACCGTCGAGAACCCTGAAGGCGTGCGCTTCGGTGCGCCAGTCCAGCGCGGATCGGGCGACCACGGCGTTGTCCCTCTGTCCACCGGCGTGTTCATCGGCTTTGCGGTTCTGAACCCAGCCGTTCCGCCGGTTGCCCAGGGCTCGAATCTGGTTGACGGCTACCCCCAGTACTTCACCGGCGCCTTCATGACCCAGGGCCCGATGAAGGTCCAGGCCGGTGGCGCTGTCGTGGACGGCGGCGAGGTGTTCTACAACCCCACCACGCACCGCTACGTCGCCGCTACCGGCGCTGGCATCGTCGGCCCGCTGCCTGATGTCGTGTTCGACACCTCCGGCGCGAATGGCGACATCGTCGAAATCTCCATGGGCCTGCGCCCAATCGCTTCCGCCTAAGGCCGAGGGAACTACAACATGACTCGCTTCGAAGACGCTCAGGCGGCGCTCCCGTTCGTTCTGGCCCAGGGCCGCAACATCGAGACCCGCGTCTACCAACGCCGCTACCCAGCCTTCAACTACGCCGCGCACGTGCCGGTCGTGACCGAAGGTCAGCCGTGGGCTATCGGCACCACCTTCTTCACCGTCGATACCGCCGGCGAGGCCAAGTTCCTCAGTGGCGCCGGTACCGACATGCCGTTTAACCAGGTGACCCGCGATCAGGCGTCGCACGACTTCGCCATGATCGGCTCCGGCTGGGAGTGGAACCTGGAAGAAATCAACCAGGCCGCTCTGTACGGCGTCAACCTGAACGACACCAAGGCCATGAGCGCCGCGGACAAGGTTGAGCGCCTGCTGAACGACATCGCCATGCGCGGTTCGACCGAGAAGAACTGGACCGGCCTGCTGAACAGCACCATCGTTGCCCGCACTGACGCGGCCGCAACTGGCACCGGCAGTTCGACTTTCTGGGCGAGCAAGACCGTTGACCAGATCCTGGCTGACATCAACGGCGTGCTGAGCAGCGTGCGCACCAACACCGGCGAGGTGGAATGGGCGGATACCCTGCGCATGCCGCCAGACGCCTTCCGTGACTTGGCCACCCGCCGCATGGGGGCTGGTGACGGCTTCATGACCGTGCTGGAGTTCATCCGCCGCAACAACATCTACACCGCCGAGACCGGCCAGGCGCTGGACATTCAGCCGCTGCGCGAGGCCCGCAACGCCTCCCAGGACGGCGGTGGTCGTCTGGTTGCCTACCGCAAGGACCCGGAGGTGGTTCGCTTCCACCTGCCGATGCCTCGCCGCGTCCTGGCGCCGCGCCAGAAGTCCATCATGGGCTTCGAGACGGGCATCATCGCCCGCACCGGCGGTACCGAGATCCGCCTGCCAGGCGCTTTCGCGTACCTCGACGAAATCACCGCCCCGGCTGCCTGATAGGAGATCACCATGAAAGTGACCAACAACTCCAAGGCGCCGCAGGGTGTGCACACCGCCACTGGCGTGGTGTTCGTCGGGCCGGGCGAATCCCGCGAGGTAGAGCTGAGCGAGTCTGGCCACAAGCTGGCCTCCCGCCTGGACTTCCTGAAGGTCTCCGGCACTGCGCCGAAGGCCGACGAAGGCGACAAGGAAGCGCTGTTCGCCAAGCTGAAGGCGCTGGGTGTCGAGGCTGGCAAGAACTCCAGCCTGAAAACCCTGCAAGAGCGCTTGGTCGAGGCTGAAGCCAAGGCCAAGGAAGAAGCCATCGCCAAGCTCAAGGAAAAGGGCATCGATGTCGGCGACGACGTCACCCTGGAAGAGCTGCAGGCCGAGCTGGCCAAGCACCCGTAATACACCCCGGGCGGTTCTCCGCCCACTTATTCGAGACATCCCGATGCCAGAATTCTACGGATCCGTCGCAGGCGGCGACGCCTACCACTCTGCCCGGGCGAATGCTGCCTGGGCCGGCAGTGACGACGCGAAGCAGGCCGCGCTGATCCGGGCATCGGCCTACATCGACGGAAAGTACCAGCAGCAGAACAGCTGCGGACGCTGGGAGTCGATGTTCTCCGGCGTGAAGACCGGTGGCCGGGCGCAGGAACTCCAGTGGCCCCGCACCGGCGCAACGGACAACGAAGGCGCTGCCATCCCGCCTGATGAGGTGCCAGCGGAGATTGAGCGGGCCACCTACGAGGCGGCGCTGCGCGAACTGGTGAACCCTGGCAGCCTGAGCCCTGACTACGTGGCCGCCGAGGCCATCAAGCGGCAGAAGGTCGACGTGCTGGAGATCGAGTACCAGGCCGCGGCCACGACTGATGGCGGCGTCCCGACGCGCCCGGTGTTGACCGTAGTGGATGAGTTGGTGGCCCCGCTCCTGCGCAGTAACAGGCTGTGCGGCGTGGCGGTGTTTGTCGTATGAAGGCCTCCGAGGTAGAGGCCGAGATCGAGCGCCTTGAGATCGAGGTGCAGCAGGCCTACCTGGATCAGGTAGCGCAGACTGTGGGCTATGTGAGTATCAGCGAGCTTGAGCAGGCGGTCGAGGACAACGACGAAGACCGGATAGCCGAAATCCTGTCCCTTGGGCTGTTCGCGCTGCTGGTCGAGCGCCTTCGCGCGGTTTATGCCCGAGGCGCAAGCAAGGAGCTGGTGGCGGTCATCATCCCAGGCGTGCGCCGGGAGGTCGACATGGGTGATCCTGACGTCACCTCATTCCTGGCCAGTCAGGCCGCCGCGCTGCGCGACCAGGCTGCCCGCGAGCAGGCCGAAGCTGTGCGGGTGGTGCTGTCCATGGGGCGTGACCGGGGCGATACGGCGCGAACCGCTGCGCTGAACCTGGCAGGTCGAATGAGCAAGCAGACCGGGCGGCGCACCGGCGGTGTAGTGGGCCTGAACGGGCCGGCTGCCGAGGCATCCCAGCGAGCACGCGACCAGTTGGCCAGTGGCGACCCTGCGCGCATGCGCGAGTACCTGACCAGGCTGCGTCGTGATCCAGCCTTTGACGCGGCAGTACGCGAGGCCATCGAGCAGAAGCGGCCGGTGCCGAAGGCGATCATCGACCGGGCGGCCTCAGCCTACGCCCAGCGCCTGCTTGGCACCTATGCCGAGGCGCTGGCCCAGACCAACACCTCCGAGGCCTACAACAAAGGCCGGGAGGAGGGCTGGAAGCAGCTCACAGCCCGCAGCAATGGCATGTACACCTTCGCCAAGACCTGGCGCTCCATGCGGGACAACAAGGTCCGGCACACCCATGCAGCAATGAATGGGCAGGTGGTCATGGCCGATCAGCCATTCACCTCGCCGAGCGGCGCGATGCTGATGTTCCCGTGCGACACATCGCTGGGCGCACCGCTTAATGAGCGCATCCGTTGCCGCTGCGTTGTCGAATATTCACTCAGGAAGACCAGCCAGGCGGTGTGACATGCCGATCAAGAGCACCATGCAGTCGTCGTTCGGGCGCCTGTTCGATACAGCATTTGCTGAGGCGGTGCGCGACTTTACCGGCACCTACCCGGGCGAAGGCGTCTGGGATCCGGTAGAGGAGGTGACCACCGCCCAGCCGGTCATATACACCGGCCGCGGCGTGCTGAGCCGCTACAAGAAGGACCAGGTCGACGGGTTCAACATCCTGGCCACCGATGTGCGGCTGATTGCCTTGGTCAACGAAGTGACCGACAAGCCGGCGCCCGAGCACATCGTCACAGCTCCTGACCTCATCACCGGCCAGCCCAAGCAGTACCGAGTTATGGAGGCCACCACCGACCCGGTTGGCGTGCACTACCAGATTCAACTGAGGGCAACCTGATGGCCGGCTGGTCGCTGTCGCCAGTGCTGTTCGCCGACCAGATCGAAGAAGACCTGGTGGAGATGCAGCGCAGCATAGTCATTGACCTGGTCGACGAGATCACCATTCATGCGCCGATCGACAGCGGCAACTACATGGCCAACAACATAGTGTCGATAGGCGCAGAGGACTACAGCGTCAACACCAAGTTGGACATTCTCGGCACCGAGACCCGAAGCGCGGCCCGTGCCGCCCTGACCGATTTGAAACCTTTCAGCACGGTCTTCGTGCAGAACAACAGCGTGTACGGCGAGATCATCGAGTTCGGCGGCTATCCGAGCGGCCCAAGCGTCAAGATCACGCCTGACGGATACAGCCGCATGGCACCCAAAGGCGTGTACGGGATTTCCTTCATCGCCGTCACCGAGAAGCTGATATGACCGTACCCTTCGAGACAGTCCGCAAGACGCTCACTGCCCGGATGGCTTCGTTCACCGGTATCGAGCAGGCGCGGATAGAGTATGCAAACGCGCAGCAGCCGGGTGGCGGAGCATTCAAGCCGCCCGCCACCGGCGTCTGGTGCGCCTTTGAGATCCAGTACGCCACCCCGTTCTTCTGCGGCATGGCGGACAAGCCTGGCTACCGAAGGCCAGGGCAGGTGGTCATCCAGTGCTTCTGCCGGCGCTCCACTGGGCTGTCAGCCCTGAACTTGCTCGCCGACGCACTTTCGGACCACTTCCAGGCCTGGCAGTCGGGTCACATCGAATGCATGGAGGTCGCCCAGCAGGTAGTTGGTGACTTCGAAGACTACTACCAGATCAACGTGAATGTCCGGTTCCGCGCCGGCTGACCAGCAAGACCATGAACCTCCCGCCTTGAGCGGGTTTTTTTATGCCCGCAGAAAGGAGACATGCGCATGTCCTCTGGCGCCCGCGTTACCAGTTACCTCATTCCCGAGGTCACCCCCGGCATCACCCCGACCACAGGCGACTGGGATACCCTGCGCCTGACCAGCAACACCCTCTCGCCGACCGTCAACACCCAGGTCAGCGACGAAATCACCGAATCGCGCATCAGCCAGGGTTCTGTCGTTTCCAGCACCGATATCCAGGGTGACCTGGTAGGCGAACTGTCCTACAGCACCTTCGACAAGCTGCTGGAAGCGGCCTTCTACGGAACCTGGGACGATGACGTCCTGACCGTAGGCAGCACCCGGCGGACCTTTACCGTCGCGAAAAACTTCAACGACGTGAACGTTTACGCCCTGTTCAAGGGCATGCACGTCTCGGTCTTCGCCCTGGATATCCCGTCTGACGGCAAGATCACCGCCACCTTCACCATGGCCGGCCTGGACTACGCCGATGGCGACACCAATACCGTAGCGGCCATCAGCCCGCCGACCACCACGCCGTTCATGAGCAATCAGAACGTTGGCTCCATCACGGTGGATGGCCAGAGCCTGGAAGGCCAGGCGTGTGTGTCTGCTCTGACCGTCAACCTCGACAACAGCCTGCAGGCGCAGCGCTGCATCGGTAACGGCAAGCTTGGCCCAGGCGCGCAGATCGCCACCGAGGCGGCTATCACCGGCTCCATCACCCTGGCATGGTCACCGCTGGCTTGGCAGATCTGGAAGAACACCTTCACCCGGAAAACCGTAGCGGTTGAATTCCCGATCATCGACAGCCTGGGCAACCGCTATGACCTGTCGTTCCCGGCGCTGGAAGTAGACGGCGACCTGCCGAGCGGCGGCAAGCGCGAACTGATCGAGGTGACGCTGAACTACACCGTGGCAAAGCAGGCGCCGACCATTACCCGGGTTCCGTTCGTGCCAGTCACCAGCGTGTCGGTAACCCCGGCCACTGCATCGATTGCCGTGGCAGCGACCCGCCAGTTGACCGCATCTGCACTTCCATCGGGCGCAGCCCAGAACGTCACCTGGAGCAGCTCGGCGCCGTCGATCGCCACGGTCAACTCGTCCGGCCTGGTCACCGGCGTTGCTGCTGGTTCGGCAGTCATCACCGCCACCAGCGTTTCGGATCCAACCAAGACCGCCACCTCGGCGATCACTGTCACCGCATAACCCGCATCACCTTTGGCCGCTCCGGGTAAACGCCGCCCGGAGCGGCCCTTTTTATGGCGTGGCGTGAGGATGATTCATGGCTCTCAAGCTGAAAAAGATCGATACCACCAAGAGCTCCGAAGCGCGCTGGGAAGAGTTCGATGCGGACACCAAGGTCCTGCTGATGCCTCTGGACAACCAGCAGTACCAGATCGCCCTGGAGCGCATGCGCCGCCGGCTGGCGCGCAACGACGCACAGTTCGGACAGGAAGCAGTAGGCGTGATCGAGGGCGAGAAGTCCGAGCACGACAACCACTGCCTGCTGCTGGCTTCGTTCATTGTTCAGGACTGGCAGGGCGCCCAGGACGAAAACGGCAAGGCCCTGGCCTACAGCGAGAACACCTGCGCCGAGATGCTTCAGGGCGATGCGGACTTCTTCTACTTCGTCCTGCGCCGTGCCGCGGCTATCGCCGCTGACAACCGGAAAGAGCAGGACGAGATCACGGGAAAGCCGTCGCCCGCTTCGAATGGGAGCGGGCCTGGGGCCAGCGAACCGCAAAGCGAAGCCTGATTTACCAGAAGCTGCGCATCGCGGTACCGGATGAACCTGAACTGGACGTGATCACCGGTAGCCTGCTCAACGCCTTCCGCAACGCGGCGCGCGGCCGGCGCTACCTGGTAGGCGCAGCGGCAGTGCAGCCACTGAGGCTGTCAGCCCGCGAGATCACTGACTGGCTTGAGGTGCACCCGCTGCCGTTGCCCAGGCGGCTCGTCGACGAGGTGATATTCGCCCTGGACGAGGCCGCACTGGCAGAAGAAGAGGATTAACGGAGGAGCCATGGCAGAACAGCAGGGCCAGACTGGCGATCAAGCGGCGCAAGACGATACCCCGCTTTCGCCCGAGGCAATGATCGAGGAAAAGCGCAAGGCAGATGAGCTGCTTGAGCGCAGGTTATCCAGGTTGGAAGAGGCTGCGGGGCTGTCGAGACTAGCTTAGCCATGCAGTGCCAAGGCTTTGGAGCCTGTGCGTATAGTGGTAGATTCGCCTGATCATATGGGAGGGATCCAAATGCAGGCAGTGCCATTTATCGTCGGTTTTTCTTTAGTTCTTGCAGGCTGCGCTGCAGGTGGCCATGGGGCGCCAGAGCCTGCTGGGTACTCCCCGTACGGGGACGCCACTGGCATTACTTACAGCAGGGTAGGTCAACCTGTTTCATTGCTTAGGTCGATCTCAGATTTGGGTGGAGCGCAGAAGAAGTTCGAAACCAATGCTGACTTTGAGGGCAGGATGTCAAAAATGCAGCCTTTCGAGGTATGCAAAACGTTCACCTCTGATAGCTTGAAGTTCGACCCTGCAACAGGAGCGTCTTCGCTGCGAATCTGGCTTCCTGACGCTCAGATTGCGAAGTACAG